TCACATCTAATTTTAAATTTCCTTGAGCATAAAGTTTTGTTAACTGTACAAACATGTCTTGGAGTTCTTTTCCATATTGTCTTTCACTAACGCCACCTTCATAGGATATTCCTTCTTCCCCTATCATCTGTCTGCCCTTAACTATACCTTTATCTGCAAGTCTTTTTTGAGCTTCTTTATAAATAGCTCCTCTTACTGACTTCCCACCAAGAGAAGGATCTGAGGTTGAAGGAAGGGCTTTATAAAGCTCTCTTGCAGTCCTAGCGGTTCTGTCAGTTTGAGTTTCAGTCTCAACTCCCATAACCTTAGCTATACCGTCAACTGCGCCATCAATACTTGTTAAAGAATCCCTCATTAAATTTGCTACAGGAAGCATACGCTCTCCGAGTTTTAATGAAGCTGCCTGAGCCTTTGCCATAGAGTCCATAGCTTTCATTTCAGGACTTTGAGGGTCTTTCATTTCTGTTAACATTTTACTATAAGTCTCTTTTTCATCTTTTGTTAAATTAGAAAAATTCTTATCTAAAATATTATTTAAGACATCAAACTCTGCCCCAGTGAAACCTTTTTCTTGCATCGCTAATTCAAAAGCTTCTTTACCTCTTTTACCTCCACCGAATTGTGCTCTAACACCTCTAAGCATACCAAAGGCTTCTTGTCCAGTTGCCATCTGCAACTTTCTTCTAGCTCCTACTAAATTTTCACCTTGACCTAATCCAGCTTGTCTAAGAAGTAGTAAAGACATTGGATCTCCGCCACCCATACCTGCTGACTTAAACATTCCTGATATACGACCGACAAGATCAGCACCTCTTTGCCCCATCATAAATTCACGTTGTCTATCGTCGCCTCTAGTAGCCGCTATTCCCGCTTGGAAATATTCTCTTATACCTTCTTGATTCCCGCCAAATCTAGCCTGTTGTTGTTGTATTGTTAAAATGCCCTGCATATATTCCGCAGCTCTTGATTTATCCATACCCATAGCAACGGCAATTGCCATAGTTTTTTTAGTTCTCTCAACATCAACACCCATGCCAGCTCTCATTTGTCCACCCATGATGTCCCCAACTTGACCAACATCCATTCCGAACCCTCTTGCAGTTTCTCTTATGCCTCTACCCTGCCCTACGGCACCTCTTCCACCAATCTGAGGAGCAAGACCAATTGTTTGTTGTAACATTTCTTGAGGAGTGTATCCTAATTCAGGTGATTCCATCTGACCTCTAAGACCAGCATATCCTACTTTACCTAATCTACCTCTAGCTGTTAATCTTCCTGGCAGTGTTTCTTTGTATCTACCATATCCAATCATAGCTCTTGATGCGCCAAAACCGAGAGCACCGATTCCTAAAGCACCAGCACCCATACCAAGCATGCCCATAGCGCCCATTCCGCCCATGCCTCCGATGCCCATTTTACCCATCATGCCGCCGATGCCTGGTAGCTTAGATAGTCCACTCATTGCGCCCGACCCCATAGAAGACATGAAGCCTCTAACTCCTGCTCCTCCACCGACTCTCTTCATTTTTCTGAGTGTATTTAGAAATCTGTTAGCTGCCTTATCTAACTTATCAAAAGACTCTGTATTGCCTGTCTTTTCAATTTCTTTTCTGGCAGCTTTTATCGCAAGCTCCATAGTGGTGTAACCATCAGTTGCACCTTTGAAAAAACCACGGAGCTTTTTATCATTATCTTGTATCGTTTGTTGAAGTTTTTTGTATTGACCGACCATCTCATCGGAAGCGAAACCTTTTTTGCCCGCTTTCGATGCTAATTTGTCAAGATTTTCTAAGGCTCTTGCCGTATTATTTATGACTTCTTTTAAATTTCTATCTTCGCCTTCAAAAACGAGTTGGGTTTTTTGAATATCAGTTGGCATCACTGCTCCTATTCATGAGATATCATCTCTTTATCTAAGTCTCCCATATCCTCATCCGATGGTACGCCAAGAGAAACGCCTCTCTCAGTATAATTTCTTACTGATACATGACCGTCTTTCCACTCTTCATATTCTTTTTCTTCATCCGATAATCCTTCATTCAAGTTAACCTCGTCTTCTCTACCTTCTGCTATCAGTTTTTCCCACTTGTCGAATAGAGGATCACCTGTTTGATAATATGCTATTCCTTCTTCGGTCTTGTATTTCTTATACCCTTTAGCGTTAGTTTCATCTTCTTCCCTTGATAACCTATCTTCAAAAAATTCTACTAACAATTCAAACTGAGTGTATGAGTTATACTCTTCACTCTTTGAACTCTTTTTATATTTATTTGACCACCAAATTCTTAGCCAATCATCCTTTAGATTCTTTCTCGCTATTTCCTTCGCTCTTTCCAATATCTCTTCGGCTGTTTTTCCGAAACGTGTCCTCGAAGGACTTGACCTCCTTATACAAGCCGTCAGCGATTCCAAATTCATACAAATTTTCTAAGTCCCACCAAGGAGGACTTTCTTTGACTACTATTTGTAAATGTGCAATAACTTCAGCCTGATAATCTTCACCTGCATTAATAGGTGGAAGGCCGCCGAGTAGAATACTCTTCATTTTAGAAATTCGAGTGCTATCCATAATGGATGCTCTTTTAATGACAAAAGTTCCTGAGAACTTTTCACCGTCTTCGCATTCGTGGTTAAAATTTACCACTTTTTCATTGCTTACCATCTATACCTCCTAATCCAATCTATAGTTACATCTTACACCAAACTACAAATATAAGCAATCATTATGCCCATATACCAGTTTATTAGTACATGAGCATAATAACGCATAATATTATTTTTTACTCTAATTCAAATTCATCTTTCATTCTGATACCGACAAAATTCACGGACTCGGAAACGATACCTCTAGCTGTAATATCAAAAGTCTTAGTTGTCGCTCTTAGACCTTCAATAATAAGCATAGTTCTATCATCATCCGCAGAGTCATCAACGGTAGCAGATAACGCACCTGAAGTTAGAATATCATTTTGTATTGGCATTATTCCTAAAGATTTAAGAGACTTTCCTAAAACTCTAAAAATATTACAACTTAAAGATACTCTATAAGCTACAGGAACGTGCTCTTGTACTTCTAATTTGTCTAGTACATTTACAGGTTCATAATCAATGGCCTCTTCGCCTGATACTCCACCAGCGAATCCTATTTTTTCCCCTGAAATTTTAAATCTGGCTCTTACACCTGAAAAAGTGCTTGTATTAGCGCCCATACCTTACCTCCTTATGCAGTTTGTACATTTTGTACTGCAAACACAGTGATCAATGTATACTGAATACCTTGAGCTGGTTCTACCTCTACTTCTGGATAAACTTTATCAGCCACTACAGTTATGTTTATTTTCTTTGGATCATAACTGATAATAACCTCATCTTCTGACAATTCATTTAACTTTTCAATACAAGCATTTTTGTAATCGCTTGCAGTACCAACTTTTTTCTTAGTACCATTAAATTTACTTACAAGATAATTTCTTAACTCATAAGATGTAACAAGTAATGACTCTCTCACTTCGATTTGAGTAAAGGCATCATTGTCTTCTGCCGTATAAGTTGTAATACCTTTTACTATTTCTATTTGACCTGATTGAATATTCTTTCTTGCGACTAGACAGCCTGAAAGCAACATTTCATCGGCATCATCATATGGGTTCCATGAGTTATCTTGAGTAATTCCGATAACATTAAGAACTTTAGCTGTAAGTGGCATACCCACTTCGCTACCAGCTTGTACGCCAGCACAGATTGTTGCCAATCCCCATTCAGGATATTCTAATTGATTTCCATCAACATCAAGAGCTGTAACAGCCATAGAAGTACATGCTACAAGTTCATTATTAAGAGTACGGCAATGATCTTTGTATTGATCTTTAGTAGCTTCAATACCAACATAACCTTGTCTCTCACCACCAGTATTTAATTGTCCTTGAATACCTGATGCATATACACAGTGATCTTTTAACTGATACATTACAGTTTCAGCTTCCGCAGAACCGCCACCGATATTATCAGAAGAGATTAGAGGAACAACCTGATTAATTCTATAATTATTAATTAAATTAAAACCGTCTTGGAAAGTCGTATTTGTTGACAGACCTTTTATAGCACCTGCAAAAAATGTCTTATCAATATTTGTAGGAGCGACATCACCTGATGCTCCTGATTTTCTAGTTGCAGTTGCATATACTGAAAGATCATTAACCCAATCTACTATTTCTTTTACTACGGCTCTTTGTACTCTTTTTAATCCAGCAGTTGATGGAGAAGCAGCCTCAGTTACACCACTTGCGTTTGTAACTACTACTGTACCATTGCCCGCTGTACTATGAGATTGAATTACAAACTCGCCATCATTACCTATGTTTGTTGAATTACTAATTACAATTGTATCCGTGCCATCAACAATCTTATCAAGATCATCTGGTAAAGCTTCAAATGTAATTGTGTTGCTACCAGCAGCGAAAGCAATTCCGTCTACTGCATGAATAAGTTTCTTTCCTGTGTATCTATCAAAGTTAGCAGGATCAAAAGCAAATTCAGATGTTTTTATTGCAGCTCTGTAACCTGTTTGTGCATTAATATAGTCAGCCATTTTTTGTATTGTATTGTATGTAGCTAGATCAATACTTAAGTTTGCAGAACCATCACTCTGATCTCCAGCAAGTGTTGTGGTAATAACGGTTGCACTATTAGTTATAATAGCTGTACTCGCATCACCAGTATATAAAATATCAATTATGTCTGTAAGACCTAATTCACTTGATACTTTAGCCTCTTGCTCAAAACCTATTGTTATAATCTTACCACCACTAACGCCATCGCCCACTATACCATATACTTGATTAGTGTGTAGACCATAATCAATTGACTGCAAATCAATTGAACTCAAAGCCAATGCTGCCTGAGTAGATGCGTTAACTTTTACAGCGTAGACTACACTAGCGCCACCTGGGACTAATGCGTCGGAAGCAGGTTTAAAAGCAAGCCTTATAGCATTTGCTAGATCACCACTTCTAAAGACACTCTTGGCTAAATTAGGATTACTAATAACGTGAACACCTGGCTCTCCGCCATCAGCCTCTCCAATTAAGGCCACTGCGCCTGTTGTTCCCAATCCTAAACTTAGGAGTGCGGTAGCATCTATAAATGAAGCACCACCAGGAACTACGATTCTCTGACCATTGAATATTACATATTGTGACATATCAACTCCTCCTTCTCAATTCTTAGTATTTCTTAAAAAATTCTTCCCACTCTTTGAAAGTCATTCTTTCTTTAGGTGCGTTTTTTCTTGCAAATGCTTCTTTACCGCCAATTTCATAAACCTTAATTCTTTTGGATTGCAAATATATATTTGCAGTAAGCAACCCTAATACTTTTTCTTCTTTTTTCTTTTCTTTAGCTCTTTGAGCTTTAATTTTTTTTCTTAATGCAGCTTTATTAACTTTATCAACTTTTTGACTCATGTCTTACCTCCATTTTACTCTTCAGGCGGAACAACTTGTTCCCCGTCCTGATCTTCAATAATGTTATATCCTCCATACTCATATGTGCGTTCGCCAAGTTTATAACCACCTGTATCTGTGAGGTCGGCTGACACATCTACAAAACCAAATACATATTTAAAGTTCACATTCAATCCTCTATAATAAAGATATTCTGGAACTGTCTCTGGAAAAGGATGAAAATCTGAACCATTCATAATCAAATCTTTAAATCCAGCCCTCATCAAACTTCTTAACTCTAAATGCATAATCAACTTAGTTAAGTTATATAAAAATATAACTCTTCGGCTAGGTTCTTTATCATAACACATTAGAGTAAAAGTGGAAGCATATTCTCGCCCTTGCATGTGAATATCTTCTGGGTCAGCAGGTGTACCGTAAACGGCATCATCCTCAAACTCACCTATTTCATCCCCTAAGTAAGCTTGATTTTCAGGATCATCTGCCATTACAATCGCTATAGTTGGTATAGTTACATCGCCTTTGTTGTCTTGGAAAACTATATCAATCTCTAAATTATCCAGATATTCTTTCATTTCGGCTAATCTATCAGCACTCAGATGCGTGAAAGTAATATCTAATGGTCTTGGGTCTGCTTTAAGTTTTTCAAACCCTTTTAATAAAGTATCTTCAATAACTAAGTCTAATCCTGCGCTCATTAGAATGTCCCTATGATTTTACTGTTAATATTTCTAACGCCATACTCACTTCTATTATTTGCTACCCACCTTTGTACTTTTCTCGCCAAATGCCTGCCTGTTATGCCAGGATGAATCCATGAACTAGGAGGAGAATTATCTGAAACAATTCTAAATGTAAAAATTCCTCCGCCTTGTCCTGATCTTCCTTTGTACTTTTTAACGCCAGCATATACATTTCTAACAACTACCTGTGCTCTTGATCTTGGTCCTCTAGGTGGTATACCAAAATCAGATAGTCTTGACTTCTTAGGCACAAGACCTGAATTTTTTAAATCTCTCAAAGCTTTTCTAGGATTAACATCTCTTCTAGGATTAATCTTAGGAAAGTTTTGCCCACTTGATCTAGCAGAGCCATGCCTAAATGGTATGATATTGTATCTTACTACTTTACCATCTTTATCTATAGTGCGTCTAGCTTTTGGCCCACTTAATAAACCCTCTTTCATATCAAAAGATGTAATACCTTTTTCTATAGAATTTGGTAACCAACCTGTAAGCTCTATAGTAGCCCTGCAAACTGTTTTAGTATTACCTGCATTTACTTCTATCTTAGGCATTTGCAATCCATTCAAATAATTTTTTCGTGAAGTCATCAATTCATTTTGAGCTAAATGTCCCCATTGAGAATAGGCTGCTTTAGCAGTTGTGGCAACTGCCATAACAATACGATCCCTCATGAGTTTATTTAAGTCTTTTAAATTTCCTGAACTTCTCATTTTAATTTTCATTATTCATATCTCACTAAAAAATCTAATTTAACGATTGCTTGTATTTCACCTTTTTCCCATGAACCTCTTTTTTCGCCTCTCTCTTTAAAACCACTCACTCTATCTCTGAATACATGTAGTACCTCTTGTACTATATAAACAGGATTGTAAGTATACATAATTGAATAAATGTCTCCCTCTGCTGGTTTGTTAGCAGTAATCCATTGTATCCCCGCAGTTACAGGATCAACTCTGAAATCTACTCCTAGCGTATATTCTACTAAAGCGTCGGGGCTTCCACCTATAACTTTATTAGCCGCTATCATTTTTACTGCTTTATATCTTAGAGCATCCACATTTGTAGAGCCTCTTTCTATCGTTTCAGAAAATCTTCTGGTAACTTCATTATCTTTGCAGTCTCTATTACCAATTACAATTATTTTATCCCAATAACTTAATTGAAACTCAGGTGGTACAGTTATTGATCCAGTTCCTATATTCCACTGACCTTCTGTACTATAATATTCTTTTCTGCTTAAGCCTGTTATAAAACCATTTATAAGTCTTGGCTCTATATAAATATAACCGTTATCACAAAGAGTACAATTTGGATCATGCTTGCTTGTATCTCTTTTACTACGAGTGTTAGGACAACGCATAGCTTTCCACCACATAAACTCATAGAAAAATTCTATAAGATCATGTTTACCTTTTGCGTATGCTGCTTTCCTTGTGTTAATAGGAATTACTCCCCCACCACTCATTATAAAGCCTCCATCTGTATGCCTCTGTAAAACTGTTTTATTCGCTTAGTATATTCTTTAATTTCTTTATTCCATTCTAAAATTCTAGCACCATATCCAGCATTAGTTGCGGAACTCGTAGTTGAAATACTCCTACTGAATCCATCAAGTGACTCACTCCTAGATGCAATACCAGCGCCCTGAATTAAATCACCAGCAGTATTTAAAATATGAATACCTGCGTGCATCATTATTAAATGCTCTATATCTTTTGGCAGTTTACCCTTAGCAAAACCTGCCTGATAGTCTACTCTAAATAGTTGTGGAAGATAGCCTAATCCCTGCCATACAAGCGGAAGATAAGTTCCACCTCTTCCAATAATAATTGTTGACAATGAACCCTCGGTTGGTACTAATTGTATTTGTCCTCTACTTGCATTAAGCCTTACCCAATCTTGAGGGAAATTCAATATCTCTTGACTTGGTGGGTAAGCAGCCGAAACACTTATAACTGATCTCACAGGATATTCAAATACATCTATATACGCAAAGTCTACATAGTCATTAATATAGTAATCATGTAA